GCCGGTGTTAGTTGCCGATGTTACGCAAGAACGCTGTTGATGAAGCCACCAAGGTCAGAACCAACGATCTTCATCTCATACGCCATCTTGACGTGGATTTCTTCAGCGATACCCTCAACACGGAGGAAGTCACCTGTGAAGCTCTCAACAGTCAAACCGAGGTTAGAGACACCCGGCAGAGAGTTCCAAGCAAAGGTAACACCAGCAGCGGGGGTACGGAGACCAGCACTGGAGGGTGTGTAGCAGAGGAGAACATTGTTACCACCGATGAAGGCATTGCTTTCCGTAGCACCCTCAGCAGCAGTGTTCTCGATTGCTTCCATCACGAAGAAGCGTTCCACCTCAAAAATCTCTGCCAGCTTTGCATCAGTGATGAGTGCAGTGTTGCTGACAGTAGCACCACCGTTCAGGCGGGCAAGGATGTCAGGGTGGTCAACCAGAGTGTCACGAACAGCCTTGGTAGTAACCATAGTGTTAGGCTTGAAGCCACCACTCTTAAGCTGAACTGTACGGGCGAGACGACGAACATCTACAATCGGGGTAGAGTTGGTGTAGTCATCCCAGTTTGTGATTTCAATATCTGTGTCATTAGCAGCGTTAGCTACACCATCCCAGTTGGTTCCCCAAATGTTATCCGAGAAGAAGTTAGTAACAAAGTCCTTCTCACGGTCGATAAGCATGTTGTGAACCAGCATGGTCGAACCCATGAGGCGAGTTTCCAGTGCAGCATCTTCGTTTGCAAGTGTTTGCTCATCGAAGTCAGTCGCCAGACCAAAGACATCCGCAAAGTACGAGTCATTGGAGAGGGACATACCAACACGCTCAGGACGGGTACGCGGTGCGAGTTGTTTACGCTGACCAGAGCGGTTGAAGTTCTCACGGTCATAGATGTAGTATTTGTCAGACTGCTTGTCCACATCAACAATCGGGAAGACCTTATCAGCGATAAAGTTATCAGCAGATTGCAGGTAGGCAAGTGTCAGGTTTGTCAGCGGTGCATCAATGTGTACCTGTGACGGAGTCAACATAGGCATAGTTTATTTCCTTGTGCTATGTGTTATTAGGCAGAAGCGTTTCCGCCACGGAAGAAGTCGATAGTTGTGCGGGTACCAGCAGCAGCAGTTTCCAGTGCCTTACCTACAACAATATCAGCGGTAGCAGCAGTAATAGCTTCACCGTTTGCATCCGAAGCAACAAGATCACCAGCAGTCAGACCGCCAGTACCAACTTCAATCATGACACGACCAGCAGTAACTACAGTAGCAGCAGCGCCAGAAGTGGGTGTGTTAATGAGAACGCCATCAGCGGCTTGACCATCAGTTGCATTAACAACAGTGCGGTCGGTTGTGTTTCCGATTACGAAAGTCCACTGCTTTGCCGAAAGGTCAGCACCAGCAATCATGGTTTCGCGTGTTTGGTTTCCACCTACAGTACTCATATCTATTAGTCCTTCTGATATGCTTTTTTGATAAGAGCTTTGCCTTCATCAGTCTTGACGATAGCAGCATAAGCCTTAGCGAAAGTTGTGTTGTGCTCTGCTTCATATGCTTTGGCAAGAGCGTTAAGTTTTTCGTTGGGGTCTTCCATGTCACCTTGAGCAGCAGACTTACCAACTTCTTCAGTCATGTCGTCAAAGAGGTTGTCAAGGGCTTGCATAAACTCTGCAAACTTCTTAGCTTCTTCTTCAGCCATCTCGTCATGTGCTTTGAGCAGGACACGAGCATTAGCTTCTTCAAGGTTAGGGAGGGTTTCTTTGCACCGCTTGGAGATATCTGCTTCAGCCTTCTCAATCTCAGCTTCCTCAAGACGCTTAAGGATAGGTGCAGGAATGTCTGCTTTGTTGATTTGCTCACCTTCAATTTCGATGAACTCTTCCGGCATCTTCTTTTCGACACCCTCAGCAGTAATCTTGTAGCCTTCATCAAGGAAGGACTTACGGAGGGCTTCATTATCAGCCTTCAGTTTAGCCACTTCTTCTTCGAGAGACTTCTTCATGTCTTCGTTGCACATGGCTTTGGCTTTGTCGTAAGACATACCTTTGTCCATATACATCTTCATTTTAGACTTCATATCACCGGACATCTTTTCCATCTCGGCTTTCTGATCGTCAGTCATCTTTTCGATTTCATCTTCCATAGTAACTCCTTCGGAAGTGTCTGCTTTAAAAATAGGCGCTTTGGCGTATTGGTTGGCACCGCGCGTTACGATTGACAGTTCGTCAAGTTTAAGGTTTTTCAGTAGCGTAGGCACCTCAAAGCTCCTCTCTCATAGCGGACCCTCCGATAGAGAACTCCGCGTATTTACCAGATTTTACATCGTCCCAGACATCATCCTTTTCGACGTAATACCCAGTTATCCAGCCTTCCATATCAGACTGTATTCCTAATGCTGCACAAATCTCTTTGGTGATTGGGAAAGAGTGAACAATTTGTCCTACCTTCTCTCCGTTGTGCATTAACTTGCCGACCCTAACACCCTTCATGAACTCATTGACTGCTTTGTGCATAGTCTCTGTTTCAATGGCGTCACCTTGACGGTCAACTACAAGCTCACCCTTAAAGGTGGTAACTGAACCCCAACCGTAGAGGATGC